ACGGAGTGGGTGGATTATGAATATTTTAATGAACCTAAAGAAAAACCTTATGACAGTTGGACTTGGAACACATCCACAGGTAAATTTGATCCACCAATAGAAATGCCTGATGATGATTGGAACTATTATTGGGACGAGAGTAAGCAAGAATGGATAAAATTAAATCCTAAATAAAATGGCAACGACAAAAATTATACCTAACGTACTTGAGCTTAATCCTGGAGATCCAGAAAATGTTTTAAAAGCAACTAATGCTGTTACTGTTTCAAACGCATCAGGATCAAACAAGTATTACTTTGACGGAGTATATCAAGGTAAGTTTGGTCTTAGAATTGGCACAACCGTTTTAACAGGCGTGCCTAGCGCTCACCCTATTGCTATTTTAAATGACGGACTTACAGGTATTACATACACAGGAACTGTTAATGAAGGAACTGCAAACGTTCCGGATCCAGGTGGACCTTTATATACTTTTTACTCAGGAGATGTAACTATAACAGTGACTGCTGATTTTGGTGTAGCTAGTTATTATTGTAAAATTCACGGCTACATGGGAGGGCTAGATAATTTAGTTTCTGTGTATTCAGATGCAGGTCTTAAAATGCCTAAAGGCACAGCTTTTCCGGGCGGAGAAACGGCATTTGAGGGAATGATGCGAAATGATACTTCTCAAAGTTCAGACGGTTCTGCATCTACTATGCAACATTATAATGGAACCAATTGGAAAAACTTTGTAAACAAAGAAATAATAACCCCCGTGACCGACTCAATATTTTATCATTTATCAATGGTTGACTCGGCATCAAGAACAAACATATCAGATGGTTCAAACTCTGGTGGACAAACATGGGTAGACATAAGTGGTAATGGTTATGACTGGACTATTGCTTCTTCATTTAGTGCAAGTCTTTCAGACAATTACATGACACTTGCGTCAACTAATGAAGTCAAGTCTAGTTCTTCATCGCTAAATCCAGGCTCAGATATTAGCCTTGAGATTTGGTATTGGATGGATTCAAGTAGACAAAATCAATATGTTCAAGGGGTTGCAAATACAGGCTCACTAGGCAGCAGTGGATTTATTAGCTATTTAAACACCTATCCCACAGAATATCAAAATTTATCTGTTTATAATTCAGGCTCAACTAGTTTAAGTATTCTTTATGATATGCCGGACAGCACTTGGCAACAACACATGGTTACCTATGACAACTCTACTGGTAATGCAAAGTTTTATATAAACGGTAGCACGATAGGAAATACAGGCAGCACAGCTAGCAAGTTAGCTGCTTCAGCCGGCACACACTCTATTGGTTATCTTGCACAATACGGCTTTAGTAGTAGTAATTTTGTTGGTAGGTTAGGCATAATAAGAGTTTACTCAAAAAAGTTATCAGACGCTGAAGTATTACAAAATTATAATGCAAACAAAGCAGATTATGGATTAAGTTAAAATTATGGCAACAACTAAAATTACAACACCGAAATTATTTGACTTTAGCTCTTTAAATACGGCACTACAGTTGCCTACAGGGGATACAGCATCAAGACCTTCATCTCCTTCAACAGGTGAGTGGAGATATAATAATGAAACAAAGTATGTAGAGTATTGGGATAGTACAGAGTGGAGAGAAATAGATACTGAGTCTCTTCCTATTGCAGATGATTTTCCACAACAAAACTTTAATGTAAGCACATATGCAGGATCAGGTGCTGCTCAAACAATAAATGCCAAATTTGATCAAGCTGCAAATCTTAATGGTTCAAACTCATCTATAGACTTTACTCCTAATAATCCTGTAATATTTCCTAATACAACAGGAGGCACGCTATCATTTTGGATTAGACCTAATTCAGTTAGCACAAATCAAGATATATTTGCTACCTCTCCAAATGGAGGGTGGAGCTCCCCTTACGGACAACTTATAAGATTGGCTAATAACGGGAAAATGCAATTATATCAATATAGTACAACCGGTGGTAATGCTTTAAGTAGCCCTTTAGAAACAAGCACACTAAGTGTTAATGTTTGGACACATGTGGCGCTTAGTTATGAGGGCAACTCCATTGGTGATGCTATACAGTTTTATATTAACGGCTCTCCTGATGGAAACACGACATTGTCAGCTGATTCTCCCTTGGGAAATAGCTCAAATAATTTACAGGTTCGAATAGGTTATAGAAATGATTCAGGTATACAAAATCCTTATGATGGGGCAATCGACCAGGTTAGAATATATCATTCTAAATTAAGCGATGCAGATGTTTTAAATTTGTATAACAATGAGACAGCAACCACTGCATCCTCACTAAACTTTCCATCAGGCAAAACTGCAATAGCTACTTATCAGTTTAACGGTAACGCCGCAGATGTAAGCGGCACATACGGAGGAACTACAACAAATATTGGATATACAGGATTGTTATTTCAACCTGATTTTGTTTGGGTAAAAAGAAGCAGCTCATCAGAAGACAATGTTCTTTTCGACTCAGTGCGTGGTGTTCAAGAACAAATAAGAAGTAATTCATCAGGACAACAAAGCACAAAAACAAATGCATTAAGTTCTTTTGATTCTGATGGGTTTACGACAGGCGATAATAATGCGCTTAATACAAACAATCAAACTTATGTAGCTTGGTGTTGGAAGGCTGGAGGAGCACCCACGACAGACAACGTGGCTGGAGTTGGAAATGTACCAACTTCTGGAAGCGTGAAGGTAGACTCCGCTGATTCAACGGCTGCATTAACAGGAACAATAGCCGCTAAAAAAATATCCGCTAATACAAAAGCGGGCTTTAGTATCGTTCGATATGATGGAACAGGTACGGCTGGGACTATAGACCATTTATTAGGAGATGTGCCAAATTTAATACTTGTGAAAAGAACAGACAGCTCGGGCAACTGGATAGTGGGTTCGACAGAAATAGATTCAAACTCATGGGGAAAAATACTACAACTTGATTTGACGGACGCTGAACAAACTTATGATGGATTCAACAATACTCCACCAACAACTTCAGTGTTTAGTCTTGGGACTAAACCTCCTGTTAATAATGGCAGTGGCGAATATATAGCTTATTGCTTTGCAAACATAAACAGTTATCAAAAAATAGGTAGTTACACAGGTAATGGTTCTGCTAATGGACCTATTATTAACACGGGATTTGAGCCAGCTTTTGTATTAGTTAAAAATGTAGATGACAATGGTTCAAACTGGATTATAGTCGACAACAAAAGGAATACAGCTAACCCAAGAAATTTAGGGCTTTTCCCACAGGGTGATTTTCCCGAAAGTAGTTTCACAAACGGAATAAATTTTTTTACAAATGGTTTTCAGGTTGTTGATACTGATAACGATTTTAATGGAAACGGAGATACATTGCTTTATTGGGCTATTGCTGCAAATGTTGAATCAGCGCCTACATTAGCTAATAGTTTTTCAACGGATGAATGGACGGGAACTTCAGCAATTCAAAATGTTTATTCTTCTATTGCTCCAAACTTTAGTTGGACAAAAAACAAAGGCTCTAACACCGCTTATTATCTTTTTGATAGTGTTAGAACCTCAGGTTACGAAATTTATTCTAATTTAACTAACAGTCAATATTACGATCCAAACACATTAACTTCATTTAACCCTAATGGGTTTAGCTTAGGAACAGGCACAGGAGTTAATAATAGTGGTCAAAATTATATTGCTTGGAACTGGAAAGCAACAGAGCTGCCCGCTATAAACACTGATGGAACCATAACAAGCCAAGTTAGTGCTAATCAAGCGGCTGGGTTTAGTATTTTAAAATATACAGGAGATGGTTCTACTTCTAAAACTGTGGGACACGGACTTTCTTCTGCTCCTGAATTTGTAATAGTAAAAAGGATTGATTCATCTGCTGATTGGTATGTTTGGATTACAGCAGTAATGAGTATCACAGGAAGTACATCTGATTATATTGTATTAAATAGTGATGCTCAAAAAGTTACTGCAGCAAGTGTTACAAATATATGGGGTGGAAATGTACCATCTGCAACAACAATAGGAGTAGGTGATAGTGGTGGTTCTAATGCAAACGGGGGCGAATATATATCGTATTGTTGGCATTCTGTAGCTGGATATAGTAAAATTGGCTCGTATTCTGGGTCAGGAGTCTCTGGCAAAGAAGTTACTTTAGATTTTAGCCCAAGTTTTGTTTTAATAAAAAGAACTAACGCATCTGCAGGTTGGGTAATTGTTGATGACAAAAGGGGTACAGCTGAATTATATCCTAACCTTCCTAACCAAGAGGACACTACTGCCACTAACATTGTGTTAGGAACAAATAAATTTACTTTAAACACTACCGGTTCTTGGTATAATGCTTCAGGCGGTACTTATTTTTATATGGCAATTAAAATTAATTAAACTATGAATACAACTATATTAATATTAATAGGGTTAGTAGTTTTACTAATCATAATAAACATAGCCGCAATATGGCTTACAAAAAAAGGTCTTACTAAAGACGAAAACAATAATATGATTCCTGATATACTTGAAGAAAAGTTTGCTGTTTTAAAAATGGACGTATCTAAAAGAGTAGATCGTGTAGGTCAAGAACTTAAAGACGTTACCAAAGCTATAAAAGAAGTTGGCAACCAAATAGGAGATGTGCCAAGTGCTTTCAAAGGCAAAAGCAGGTCAGGAAAAAAACCGAAGAAAAAATGAATTATTACACTACAACGACTGCAGGAAATATTAAATTTAAATATGTGATTATAAATGATAAATGTAAATGATTTAAAAATATATAGCATTAACTTTCTTGCACTTATGACATCTTTAACAGATTTAGATGTCATCTTAAAGATTATATTATCACTTGTAGCTATAGGCTACACTATACATAAATGGTATATTATGCATGGAAAAAATAAGTGATCATGTTTCTTATAAAGAAGCGACTAAATCCAACACTGCTTCTAGATTAGGTATAGACAATACACCTAACTCTTATCATTTATCTAATATGGGAATCCTTGCTGATGAACTCTTTGAACCACTCAGAAAATGGGTTGGCGGTCCGATAAAGATAAATTCATTTTATAGATCACCTGATTTGAATCAAGCAATAGGTGGTAGTTCCAGTTCTCAACATTGTCAAGGAAGAGCTGTTGATATTGATGATACTTTTGGACATAAAACAAACGCAGAGATGTTTGATTACATAAAGAACAATTTAGATTTTGATCAAATTATATGGGAGTTTGGTGATGATAATAATCCCGACTGGGTACATATGAGCTATGTCTCTGAAAATGAAAACAGATCACGTGCATTGAGAGCAAGTAGAGAAAATGGAAAAACTAAATATACCGTAATATGAGTAAACCTAAAAAAAAGTTTGGACAAACAACAGTTGGTAGGTTATTAAAAGCCTCTGTTGGTCTTATAAATCCTACGCTTGGTAGATTGATTCAAGGCGACATGTCGGTAGAACAAGTGGTGTCATCTATAAAAAATTCTGACGCACCTGCTGAGGATAAAATTAGAGCACAAGAGATGGTATTGGAAGCATATGAGGCTGAGGTAGCAGATAGAGCAAGTGCTAGACAAAGAGAGATGGCAGCGTTAGCGGCAGGCTCTAATGATATATTATTTAAAACTGTAGGCTGGGGGATAACACTATGTTTTATAGGTGTAGTCGCTGGAGCAATAGGGCTGTGGGAAATACCTAAAGAATCTCAAAGGCTTTTTGATATGGGATTCGGGGCAGTTGTGGCTGCTTTTACACAAGTCATTGGATATTATTTTGGATCTTCAGCCGGTAGTAAACAAAAAACTAATTTAATAAACAAAAATGGCGAGGGGACTGAATTATAGCACTTCTATAAAAAAAACAAAAGTTAAGCGTCCAGGTGTACATGCCAAAACTAAAACTTCATCTTTAAAATCTTCTAAAAACTACCAGAAGCTTTACAGGGGGCAAGGGCGTTAAATAATTTGTATCTTTATATAAATTTAATTTAATCAAATGGATATTAGAAAAATATCTGTAGGATCTGATTATAAATCAGGTGCTATGCATTATATAGTGGGACAATCTATATTAAATGGCGACTACAAAATACATCTCATACAATTTGATAATTATGCAAACTCTATAAAAATATGGATACAAAAAGGTGATGAGGTGGTTTTATGGAAAGAGTTTAATGCCAACATGCCTTTTTCTTTAGAATATAACATTAATTTTTGATGAGATCGCCATATAATTTTATAGTTAAACCTCTTAATAATAAAAGATATAATAACACAAAAAAAATAGGTGGCATAGATTTTGTTACTAGCACAAGCCAAGAAAATCATATAGCCTCAAATCGAGAGGCTATAGTTATAAGTTTGCCAATAATATACAATGGTCCAATAGAAATTGGAGATACTCTTTTGGTTCATCATAATGTTTTTAAATTTTATTATGATATGAAGGGTCGGCAAAAAAGTTGTAAAAGTTTTTTTAGAGACAATTTATTTTTTGTAGATAGCGAACAGTTTTATATGTATAAACATAACAATAAATGGTATAGCCATGATCGTTATTGCTTTGTAAAACCGGTAAAAACAAAAAAATCTATTATATACAAAAACACTTCTGAAGAACCTTTAGTGGCAGAGATGATATATCCAAATACTTATTTAAAAAAACAAGGCATAAGAAAACATACTTTAGTTAGTTTTAAACCTGACACAGAGTATCCCTTTATGGTAGACGGAGAAAAGCTTTATAGAATGTATGACCATCAAATTACTATGGCGATATGACAAATATTATTATAAATAATATAATAGATGATCCTGATCAATATGTAAACAATATACTTGAGGGAGAGTTTATAGATGTTCAGGACGGCGATAATGTTTTTAAAGGAATTCAAGTTCGATCTAATGACGAGCTACAACAAAAGGTGGAAAAAGCTTTTCCTCAATATTTTGTCACTTACAATTTTGTGAGACAGTCTCCAGTTAATCAAAAGGAACCAAATTTTATACATACGGATGAAATGATGGGGGACATGACAATACTTTTATATTTAAATAAAAAATATCCAAAACAAGCTGGAACCACACTTTATCAAGATGACAAACCTATGTGTGTTTTCCATGCTGCGTATAATAGAATGGTAATATTCGATTCTAAAATCCCACACTCTAGAAACTTATATAAAAATTTTGGTACCAAAAAAGATTCACGTCTAGTTCAAGTAATGTTTATAAAATTAAAATAATGAAATCTGAAATATTAAAACTTAAAATTGTGGAAGCCGGCAGAAAAGCTGTTGAGCAATTAATTAAAGTTGCCAAAGAAGATATTATAAAACCAGATCCAGAAGATGAACTTGCAGCTGATAGATTAAAAAATGCTGCAGCCACCAAAAAACTAGCTATATTTGATGCATTTGATATATTAAATAAGATTGATCAAGAAGAACAAGAGCTAAAAGAAGAAGATAAAAATATTAATATAAATACAAAACAAGGCTTTGCAGAAAGAAGATCAAAATAGTTTATATCAAGTTTTAAGTAATTACATACCAAAAGGCGTAATAACTACCAAAAATTCTGGACGGACATGGGTATATGGATATAATAAAAAATATGATGTAGTTATTATTTCAAAAGACGGAACGCTAGGCGAAATAATAAATATAAATGGTCTAGTTATAGGTTTACCCAAACAACCAGACAAAATATACAGTAGATCCAAAACAAAATCGCAACAATATTGGGAGCGAGCTCCTCTACATAAAAGTTTGTCTAAAATTCAATCTATATTTCAATGGAACGAAATGAACTCAGTGTTTAAAAACAAATGGATTGACTACATAGAAAAAGAGTTTGATAGAAGAGAAGAAGGGTATTGGTTTAATAATAACGGTATACCTACATACATTACAGGATCTCACTATATGTATTTACAATGGACTAGTATTGATGTAGGCTATCCAGACTTTAGAGAAGCTAACCGTATATTTTTTATGTTTTGGGAAGCATGCAAAGCCGATAATAGATGCTTTGGGTTGGATTATTTAAAGATAAGACGATCAGGGTTTTCTTATATGGGCTCCTCTGAGTGCATCAACACTGGAACATTAGCCAAGGACTCTAGAGTTGGTATACTATCTAAAACCGGAGCTGATGCAAAAAAGATGTTTACTGATAAAGTAGTACCTATATCTAGTAGGCTTCCGTTTTTTTTCAAGCCGATACAGGATGGTATGGACAAACCTAAAACAGAGCTAGCATTTCGTATACCGGCAAGTAAAATAACCAAAAAAAATATGTACGACATTGTAGATGAAGAGTTGTATGGATTAGACACAACAATAGATTGGAAGAATACTGATGAAAACTCTTACGATGGTGAAAAGCTATTACTTCTAGTACATGATGAAAGTGGTAAATGGATTAAACCAAATAACATATTAAACAATTGGCGTGTAACTAAAACTTGTTTGAGGCTTGGAAGCAAGATAATTGGAAAATGTATGATGGGATCTACATCAAATGCTTTGAGTAAGGGGGGAGAAAACTTCAAGAAACTATACGAAGATTCTAACTTATCTACAAGAAATGCAAACGGTCAGACAAAAAGCGGAATGTATAGTCTATTTATTCCTATGGAATGGAATATGGAAGGATTTATAGATCGTTACGGGATGCCTGTTTTATATACACCAATAGAACCAGTTCTGGGTGTGGATAATGAATATATATACAATGGAGCTATAGACTATTGGGAGGCTGAGGTGGATTCGTTAAAAAAAGATCCAGATGCTTTAAATGAGTTTTATAGACAGTTTCCTCGAACTGAAAGCCATGCGTTTAGAGATGAAAGCAAGGGTAGTCTATTTAACTTGACAAAGATATATCAACAAATAGATTATAATGATTCGTTAATAATGAACCAGCACGTAACAACAGGTAAGTTTTATTGGAAGGATGGTGTAAAAGATACCGAGGTTATATGGACACCAGACCCACAGGGAAGATTTAGGGTATCATGGACTCCAAACAAACAGTTAGCTAATAAAACACAAAATAGAAACGGTGTATATTATCCTGTTAATGAGCACATTGGAGCTTTTGGTTGTGATAGTTACGATATATCTGGAACAGTAGGCGGAAGAGGATCAAACGGGGCATTACATGGTTTAACAAAATACAATATGGATCACGCTCCAAGCAATGAATTTTTTTTAGAATACGTAGCTCGCCCACAAACAGCGGAGATATTTTTTGAGGAGGTGTTAATGGCATGTGTGTTTTATAGTATGCCTATTTTAATAGAGAATAATAAACCACGTTTACTGTATCATTTTAAAAATAGAGGTTATAGAGGATTCTGTATGAATAGACCTGATAGGCATTATAATAAATTATCTAAGACTGAAAAAGAAATAGGCGGTATACCTAATACTTCAGAAGATGTCAAGCAGTCTCATGCATCTGCGATAGAGTCATATATAGAAAAATATATAGGAGTAGATTTAGAAGGTACATATAGAGAACAAACATCGATGGGATCTATGTTATTTACTAGAACTCTGGAGGAATGGGCAAGGTTTGATATAAGTAACCGTACTCAATTTGACGCCACCATCAGCTCAGGGCTAGCAATTATGGCAAATCAAAAATCACTATATTTACCTATTCAAAAACAATCAAAAATAAGTCTTAACTTTGCAAGATATAGTAACACAGGAAATTTCAGTGAATTAGTTAAATGAGAGAAGTTAGTATAAATATTGCATCTGTTGGATTTCCTAATCAATATGCATCAGATGCTGAAAAAGAAACAGAAGAATACGGACTTCAAATAGGACAAGCTATTCAATATGAATGGTTTCGAAAAGATTCAAATGGTTGCCGTTACTATACACAGTGGAGAGATTTTAATCGACTACGCTTATATGCAAGAGGAGAACAGTCAATTGCTAAATATAAAAACGAATTAGCTGTTGATGGCGATCTTTCGTATTTAAACCTAGATTGGACTCCAGTTCCAATCTTGCCTAAATTTGTTGATATTGTGGTTAATGGGCTTTCTGAGCGTATATTCAAAGTAAAAGCATACGCTCAGGATGCTTTATCTCAAGCCAAAAGAAGCAAGTATCAAGATATGGTCGAGGGACAAATGGCGGCAAAACAGATACTGACTACTGTTAAAGAAAAAACTGGATATGATCCTTTTATAGTTGATCCGGATGAACTTCCGGCAACAGATGAGGAGCTTTCATTATACATGAATCTTAATTACAAGCCAGCGATAGAGATAGCTGAAGAAGAAGCTATTGACACTATGTTTGCTGAAAATCATTATGAAGATATAAGAAAACGTATTGACTATGATCAGATGGTTGTAGGTGTAGGTATGGCTAAACATGAGTTTCTTCCTGGCTCAGGGGTAAAATTATCTTACGTAGACCCTGCAAATGTTGTTTATAGTTACACAGAAGATCCTTTTTTCAAGGATTGTTTTTATTGGGGTGAAATTAAAACTGTAGGTATCACGGAGCTTATGAAAATAGATCCTACTTTAACTAACGATGATTTAGAAAAAATAGCTCAGTACAGTCAAAGTTGGTATGATTATTTTAATACAGCCCAATACTATGAAAACGATATTTTTTACAGAGATACTTGTACTTTGTTATACTTTAACTATAAGACAACTAAAAAAATAGTTTACAAAAAAAAGAAACTTGAAGGCGGTGGAAGCAGAATGATTGAAAAGGACGATAGTTTTAATCCGCCTGATGAAATGGTCGAGGAAGGTAATTTCGAAAAAATAGAAAAAACTATTGATGTTTGGTATGATGGTATTATGGTCATGGGTACAAACATTATACTCAAATGGGAACTAGCCAAAAATATGGTCCGTCCCAAGTCCGCTACACAGCACGCTTTACCTAATTACGTGGCGGTAGCACCTAGAATGTACAAAGGAAATATTGAATCCCTGGTAAGACGAATGATACCTTTTGCTGATTTAATTCAGATAACACATTTAAAGTTACAACAAGTTATTGCTAGAACAGTTCCTGACGGTGTATATATTGACGCAGATGGTTTAAATGAAGTAGACTTAGGCACAGGAGCAGCGTATAATCCAGAAGATGCACTTCGTTTATATTTTCAAACTGGTAGTGTGGTAGGTAGAAGCTATACTCAAGAAGGTGATTTCAATCAAGCTAGAACACCAATACAGCAATTAACATCTAATTCAGGTGCATCTAAAACACAAATGCTGATAGCTAATTACAATCATTATTTAGATATGATAAGAGCTGTAACTGGTTTAAATGAAGCTCGAGATGGTTCAACACCAAACCCTGAAGCTTTAGTTGGAGTACAGAAACTAGCTGCGCTTAATTCTAACACAGCAACTCGTCATATATTAGATGGTGGATTATACATTTACAGGTCTCTAGCTGAAGCTCTAACTTATCGTATTGCAGATATATTAGAATATTCAGACTTCAAAGATGATTTTATAAACAAAATAGGGAAGTATAATGTTAGTATACTACAAGAAATATCAGAGTTATATATATATGACTTTGGTGTATTTATTGAGCTTTCCCCGGACGAAGAGCAAAAAGCTATGCTAGAGCAAAACATTCAAATGGCTTTATCAAAACAAGATATTAATTTAGAGGATGCTATAGATATAAGGGAAATCAAAAATTTAAAATTAGCCAATCAGTTATTAAAAGTAAAAAGAAAAGCGAAGCAAGAGCAAGATCAGCAAAATGAAATGCAAAAGCAAGCTATGACTGCTCAGCAACAGCTTAAGTCTCAAGAGATGGCTGCTCAATTGGCTATTCAAAAAATCAATATGGAAGCTGAAAGTAAGATGAAAGTCAAGCAAGCTGAAATAGCTTTTGAAATAGAAAAACAAAAAAGTGAAGCTCAACTTAAATCACAGCTTATGCGTCAAGAGTTCGCTTACAATCAACAACTGAGAAATGTTTCTGAAAATGCATTAGCTTTTAGAGAAGGAGCACGTGAAGAGGCTAAAAGTAAAAGAATAAGTCAGCAAAATTCTCAACAGTCACAGCTTATTAACCAAAGAAAAAACAATCTACCTCCAAAAAACTTTGAATCTAATGAAGATTCACTAGATGGTTTTGATCTCGCTGAGTTTGAACCACGCTAAAAACGTATATTTTTTTTATTTAACTTTGTATAAATTTAATCTAATCAAATGGAAATTAAAGTAAGAGAGCTCACAGAGGTCAAAGAAAAGTCGAAACAAGAAGTTGAACAAGAACTTTTAGACAAACATGAGCAACAACATAAGAACGAAAACCTTGATAATAAGCCAGAAGTATCTGGTAAACAAGAGGAAATAAAGTTTGAAGAAAATAATGTAGCTGAAGCTACAGAAGAAAAAAATACGGTTGAAGAGAATGCACCTGTAGACAATAAAATAGAGGAGCAAACAACCGAAGAAGTACAAAGCTCTTCTGAAATATCAGAAGAAGATGTTCTTTCATATATTGGAAATAGATGGGGACAAGAGGTTAACTCTTTGGAGGAGCTCAAAGCTAAACGTGAAGAGCAAGAGCCTTTAGCCGAGGATGTAGCAGCTTACCTCAAATATAAAAAAGAAACAGGGCGCTCTATGAGTGATTATCTTAAATTACAAAAGGATTATTCTGATGTGAGCCCTGACAATTTGCTTAGAGAATATCTAACAATAACTGAAGAGGGTTTAGATCCCGAAGACATAAGCGACCTGATGGAAGAGTATGTATATGACGAAGATTCTGACGAACCTGCAGTTATTAAAAAGATTAAACTAGCAAAGAAAAAAATGGTTGCTAAAGCCAAAAAGTTTTTCTATCAAGAGCAACAAAAATACAAACTACCTCTTGAGTCAAGGGAAAGTTCAGGCGCAAATGATAAAGACTATCAAGCTTATAAGCAATACATTAATGAGGCTAAATCTAGAGAAGAAGAAAATTCTAGAAAGTCGGAGTGGTTTAGATCACAAAGCGACAAACTATTTTCTCCTGAGTTTAAAGGTTTTAAATTCACCATAGGCGAAAATAATTTTACTTATTCTCCAGGTACGGCAGCTGAACTAAGAAAATCTCAAGAGACTCCAATTAATTTTATTAGTAAATATTTGGATGAAAGAGGAATGCTTAAAGATGCTGAGGGGTATCACAGATCTCTAGCCATAGCCATGAATCCTGAAAAATTTGCTACGTTCTTTTATGAGCAAGGCAAATCTTTTGCGACAGAGGATGTAATGCGTAAAACAAAAAATGTCGAAATGACTGAACGTAGTGCACCCGAAGTATCAACAAAAGGAGGGCTTCAGGTTAAATCAGTATCACAGCCTTCAAGCCGTGGTCTGAGAATTAAGAGTATTAAAAAAATGTAAAATTTAAAAATTAAAAATTATGCCTGGACAAGTAAAAACGATTCCAACATTTGCGTTGACACCGAGTTCTGAGAGAACTCCGACAACGGAAAACTACATAACTAATTTTGACTTTTTGAATCAGTATCTACCTGATACTTATGAAAAAGAGTTTGAGCGTTATGGTAATAGAACAATTTCTTCCTTCCTACGTATGGTAGGAGCGGAAATGCCAACCAATTCTGACCTTATCAAATGGGCAGAGCAAGGTAGGTTACATACTAAATACACACAAGTAGGTTCAACAGGATCTGCAACAGATGATCAAGTACAATTTCAAGTCAATGATACGCTTGACCCCACATCTGCAGAACAAGTTATCAGAGTAGGACAAACAGTAATGATTGTTCAAAATGACGGATCTGGTTCTAACAAAGCAGTTGTAAGTGCTGTGGACAATACTACGGCACCTGGTAAATTCACAGCTGATTTTTATGAAGCAGGTGGTCTTGTTACTAACGGAACAGGAGCTGGTAACGCTGATGTTACTGTATTTATTTACGGATCAGAATTCAGAAAAGGAACAGCAGGAATGGTTGGTTCTCTTGAAGCTAATGACTTCATTTTTGAAAACAAGCCTATTATCATCAAAGATACGTACAATGTATCTGGATCAGATATGGCTCAAATCGGATGGGTAGAAATTACTACTGAAGATGGAGCAACAGGGTACCTATGGTATCTAAAATCTGAGCATGAAACAAGACTTAGATTCGATGACTATTTAGAAACAGCAATGATTGAAGCTGTACCTGCTGAACAAAATTCAGGAGCAGCAGCAATTCTAGGTAGCTCAGGTGCAGCAGCAAATCCTGGTGCTGGGTCAGATGGTATATTCTATAGTGTCTCTACTAGAGGTAATATATGGGATGGTGGTAATCCAACTACATTAGCAGATTTCGATAATGTTATTAGTAGATTAGATAAGCAAGGAGCAATTGATGAAAACGTAATATTCGTTGACAGACAATTTTCTTTTGATATTGACGATATGCTAGCAGCACAAAACTCTTATGGTACGGGTGGTACTTCCTACGGATTGTTTGACAATGACGAGGAAATGGCGCTGAATTTAGGTTTCACTGGATTTAGAAGAGGTTATGACTTTTACAAATCAGATTGGAAATATCTAAATGATCCCACAATGAGAGGTGGTTTACCAACTGGTGCTGGATCTGGACGTATAAACGGTCTATTAGTGCCTGCGGGCTCTACTAGTGTTTACGATCAAATACTTGGTAAAAACGCTAAAAGACCTTTCTTACATGTTAGATACAGAGCTTCAGAAACTGAAGACAGACGTTATAAAACTTGGATTACTGGTTCAGCTGGTGGTGCAAGAACAACAGACGTAGATAACATGCAAGTAAACTTCTTGTCTGAAAGAGCTGTTTGTACTATGGGTGCAAATAACTTTTTCTTATTTCAAGAATAGTTAATAATTCTGTTTTGGGGGGTAGCAATACCCCCTTTTTTAAAATCTAATTAAATTTAATCTAATGAAAACAAAACCAAAATACGTTACTAAAACGTACAAACTAACTAGAGAAAATCCTGGGCTATCACTTATATTAGCCTCAAGACACACACAAAGGTACCCTTTACTATATTTTGACGAAAAGACAGGAACTAATCGGTCTTTAAGATATGCAAGAAATCAAAATTCTCCATTCATGGAAGAGCAAGATGGTAATGCAATTTTAGAACCCATAGTTTTTGAAAACGGTTTTCTGACAGTAAAAAAAGAAAATCAAGTTCTGCAAAAGTTTCTAGAATTACATCCTGGTAATGGAAGAACATTTGTTGAAATAGACAAAAAGAAGGATGCTCAAGATAAAATTAATATCTTAAATGAAGAGGTTGATGCGCTTATTGAAGCAAGACAATTGTCAATAGATCAAGTTGTAAACATGTCACGTGTGCTTTTTAACAAAAATGTAAGCACCATGACAACGGCAGAGCTAAAAAGAGATTTGCTTGTTTTTGCAAAAAACAATCCAAAAGACTTTTTACTAATATTAAAAGACCCAATGTTACAACTAAATGCGACCGTACAAGGTTTTTTTGACAACGGTTTTTTAAACTTAAGAAATAATGACAAAGAGATATGGTTTAATACACCGTCCAATAAAAAGAAAATGACTAACATTCCTTTTGGTGAGGATCCTTTGCATATGGCTGTATCATTTTTTCAATCTGACGAAGGTGTTGACCTTTTAAAGCATCTAAAAAAATTATCAGAAAATTTGTAACTTAGTATCTCATAACATACTTTTTTCATTTATTTCAAAAGGTTTGATAGGCACCCTTTTTTAGGGTGTCTTTTTTTTTTACTTATCTTTGATAAAACATTTGTAATGATAAATTCAGTCAGAAATACTGTACTTGCTATATTAAACAAAAACAATTACGGTTATATATCTCCATCAGACTTTAATTTATTTGCAAAACAAGCGCAGTTAGATATATTTGATGATTATTTTTATCAATACAATCAACTTATAAATCAAGAAAACGCTAGGCTTGTTGGCACTGGATACGCAGATATAAGAAAAGGTTATGAAGAGGTTATTGATTTATTTTCCGAAACAAAGACTCTTACACAGAGTAGTTTAAACCAATACTTTTTACCTTCATTAAGCACTACTGGAGATGATTACTATTTAATTAATAAAGTTTTGTGTTTTAGTGGAGGCGTTTTTCAAGGAGAAGCTGAAAAGGTATCTAATAGTCAAATAACTTTATTAACTAATTCGCATTTAACAAGTCCTTCGTTAGGGTTTCCAGCATATAGTTTGCAAGCAAATGTTATGACGGTATTTCCTGCACAGTACAATGGGGCAAACGACATACAAGCACAGTATATCAGATATCCAAAAGCACCGAATTGGACATACATTAATGTAAGTGATGGTTCACCGGCTTTTAATCAAAGTGCGGCAGACTTTCAAGATTTTGAATTATCTCCAGATGACGAGACTTCTCTTGTATTTAAGATACTGCAGTATGCAGGAATGTCTATACGAGAAATACAAGCGGCACAATTTGGAGCAGAACAAGAACAAATAGAAGAACAAACTGAAAACTAATGGCATACTTATCACAATATGAATATTACGCAAATGCTGGTGGCACGCCAAGTAATGAGAACTGGGGTTCATACCAGTATATTTCTTTAAAAGATATTGTTACAAATTTTTTGCTAATGTATAATGGAAATCATGCGTTAGTAAATAATGTTAACAGATTTAAGATTTTATTTCATGCTAAGAGATCTATACAAGAGCTAAACTACGATGCATTCAAAGAAATAAAAGCATTAGAATTAAAAGTATTTGATGATTTAATATTTACACTCCCATCAGATTATGTTAATTGGGTAAGAATATCTTTGTATAAAGATGGTTATCTAAGACCACTTACAGAAAACATACAAGTCAATTCTGCACAAGCTTATTTACAAAGTTCTACCGGCACATTAAGTTTTAATGCAGACGGTTCAGTCGTTACAGCTCAGTCGAAATTAGACGAACAACGTATATCTGGACAGCAAGAGAGTATATATTTAAATCAAAATAACGATAATAGAACTATAAACGATCCTAGCGCTTTGGATCCCTACGATTTAAAAGATTATAACATAGGGGCTAGGTATGGTTTAAATACAGAAACTGCTAATTTTAATCCTACCTTTCGTATAGATAAAAAAGCTGGTGTTATAAACTTTGATTCAACAATGGCTGGCGAGCAATGTGTATTAGAGTATATCAGCGATGGTATGGAGGAAGGAAACGATGCAAAGGTAAGTGTAAATAAATTATTCGAACAATACATTTACGCTGCCATTAAATATGAATTGTTAAATAACAAATTTGGGGTTCAAGAATATATAGTTAATAGAGCAAGAAAAGATAAATCAGCATTATTAAGAAACGCAAAAATTAGAATGAGTAATATTCACCCTGGTAGACTATTAATGAATATCCGTGGTGAAAACAAGTGGATAAAATAGTATGCCTAATACACAAAGAAATTTTGTAGCTGGAAGAATGAACAAGTCTCTAGATGAGAGACTGGTACCGAATGGTGAATACATCGATGCGTTAAATGTTCGTTTGGGATCTACAGAAGACTCCGAAATTGGTGCGGTAGAAAACTCCAAGGGAAACACTCAACTAACTTTTTTACAATATGAAGAAACCGGAAGCGGAGAGACGGCTACGTTTCTAAGTTCGGACGCTGTTTGTATAGGAACATTTGAAGATGGGCAAGAAAACCGTATATATTGGTTTGTCCACGACCCTAATTTTTCAAAAGGCTTAACAAAAAAATTAGACTTAATTGTTTCTTTAAATCCTAATACTAACAATTTAGCATACCACGTAGTAAGTATAGATGATGGGTCGGGTGTTAATACAACTTTAAACTTTAATTCTAAAAATCTCATAACTGGTGTTAATAAAATTGAAAACCTTTTATTTTTTACAGATAATGTCAACCCACCTAGGTTTATAAATGTTCTTGAAAATTACCCTAATCCAGAATTTAATCAAGATTTAATAACTGCAGAGCAGTTAATGGTAATTAAAAAGCCACCAGTTGAGTCACCAAAACTTACCCTTAAATTTCAAACTACCGCATTAGGTGATGATTTTTTAACTAACAGATTTATATGTTTTGCTTATAGATATCAATATAGTAATGGAGAGTTTTCAGCTACTTCTCAATGGTCAGAAATAGCTTTTGATCCTGGAATGTATTTTTATGATTTTGGCACAAACACTAACGAGGGTATGATTAACACCATATCTGGTATAGATATTGTTTTTAACAGCGGAAGCGAGTTAGTAAAAGCTGTAGAGATACTATACAAAGAAAGTCTGAGCAATGTAATAAAAATAGTAGAAAAACTTGACAAGGGATTATTAGGATATGCTGACAATACTGATTATAGTTTTGCATTTAACAATAGTAAAATATTTACAGTTTTACCTGAGTCGGAACTTTTAAGACTGTATGATAATGTGCCTCTTAGAGCTGTAGCTCAAACTATAATGGGCAACAGGTTAGTTTATGGTAATTATTTTGAGGGTTATGATTTGGTGGATTTATATACAAACCCTGTACAGCAACAATATAGAGCAGAGCTTATAGAAAAAGAAGTTGTTGTAACCGAATTGATAACATCTACTTCATCGGGCACTTATACTTATGGCAGTTCACAAACTATTGCTGATTCTGTTTTAAATGTTCAACTAGGCAACCTGAATGTTTTTACTCAATTAGTGGCTGGTGCTTCTATCAATATAGAGTTTGTTTTTGAGCACTCTAAATATGACCCAACAGCTTCACAGCCCACAACAACTACAGATAACATAACCATACAATTTGCGTATAATTTACCTCGTGATTATACCTCAGTATTTGATTTAGTATCAGATACTGACTTTCAAGAAGCTATTGGAACTTCTACCAATATAAAACCAGTTTATGATGCAGCGGGAGCTAATTCATGTACTGGATTTACTTTGACTGATAATGTTAATTGTTTAATACCTACAAATCAGACAACGAGCACAGGTACAATAAGCAAATATGCTAGTGGTATTACATCAAGCACACCTACAGGTGGTGAGCCTATTGCCATACTAAACAACACCCCGGGCTCTACAAGTATTAATTTACAATTACCGGCGATGAGGTATGTTGCTGATCCAGCTAGTCCAGCGGCAGGATTTTATGAATATTACAAAATTGTTTCTTCAACTGCTACTTATAATTCTACTAGCACACCTAAAAGTTTACATAGTAATAGAGGATATGAAATAGGTATTGTTTACATGGATGAGTTTTTAAGATCATCGACTGCCTTGACAAGCACAAATAATACAGTATATGTTCCATGTCGAGCATCAAGAAATCAAAATGCAATCCAAGTTACTATACCTTTTGGACAAAGAGCGCCATCTTGGGCAAGGTTTTATAAGTTTTGTATAAAACCAGATAAAAGCACATATGAAACTATATATTCTGAAAAATATTTTGAGGACCCTGACAGCAATAGCGTATTCTTTTTATTAGAAGGTGAGAACGCAGCAAAGGTAGAATCTGGCACTAGGCTTGTTGTAAAAAGAGATAGTGGAGGCGCAGTAGAGCAATGTGTGATTGCTACAATAACAGATAAAAGCACGAAGCCATCTAACTTTTTAAAAATTAGAAACCCTAACGATACTACAACGTATGCGACTGAACCACCACAGGATCCTTTTGAGGTTGGATATTATATTCCCATACCAGCGGGAGCTTACGCAGAAATAGTACCATCTGGATTTAATATTTCACAAGAACAAACCGTAGGCGGAAATGTAGTTTATTACCCACCCCAAAGAACAACATTTCCAGCATTAAATAAATCTAGAGGTTATCCTATAGGTAGGGCTAGAGTTAATATAATCAACCCGAACCCTGATTATGCAAGCGCCGTGCCTACTCAGTATAAATATTTTGATTATACTATACCTGTAAATAGTGTAATAACTATTAGAGTTTATCAAAATCGAGAAGGAGGTAATCGTAAAAAAGGTAGAGGTTGTGAATTTAGACGAAACTTATATGAATCACCTGAACTGGTATCGCAAGCTAATTATGATAATTTTTATCAGTGGTTTAACGGAGACAATATCGCAAATAAATTAATAGCAGAAAGTCAAACGGAAGTAGGAGGCGGAGGAACCATAGGAAATGTGTATAATACAGCTTTACTTACTGGTGCAGCTACAGAACCAGAAAAAACTATAAATGATGGCAACGCAGGTATTTTAAGCCCTGGCAATCCATCCACTTCAACCATATTAGTCGCTCAAGACACAAACTATTATCAGTTTTATAGAAGTGATCCCGCAGCTGGTGGCGATAATTCATTATGGTTTGTAGCTACTGGCACATTAAGCTGTAAAAGTTTTGCTGGCATCGGCGGTCACGCATCTAATGTTGAAATAGAAATAACAGTAGAGAGAGCTAATCAAGCAGGTGTTGTAGTTTTTGAAACAGAACCTTCAGATGCGTCACCTGACATATGGTTTGAGAATGATTTGTCTTTTAAAATTAGTAATGTGGGTGAGCATTTTGGAAACGTACAAAACCAAAACATACAAACAGCTACCCCAGCTATTATAGACACTGGTTTTTTTGACTGCTTTACTTTTGGTAATGGAGTTGAAAGTTACCGTATAAGAGATTCTTTAAAAGGTGAAGCCTTTACATATGGAAACAGAGTAACAACCACTGCAGCTCAAGAATACAAAGAAGTACATAGATTTGCTGATTTGACATATAGCGGAGTTTTTAACAATGAAAGTAATGTAAACAAACTTAATGAGTTTAATTTAGGATTATTAAACTTTAAAAATTTAGAGGAGTCTTTTGCATCCATACAAAAAACTGTAGCAAGACAAACAGACATATTGGTATTACAAGAAGATAGAATATCTTATGTTCTAGCTGGTAAAGATTTATTATCTGATGCTGGAGGTGGAGGCGCTTTAACATCGGTCCCAGAAGTTTTAGGACAACAAATAGCAAGACTTGAAGAGTTTGGTATTAGTAGAAATCCAGAAAGCTACGCAGAGTTTGGTGCTGATAAGTTTTTTACTGATGAGCAAAGAGGCGCAGTCATTCAACTAAAAGGTGGGGCATATAACAATGAATCTCTTACCGTTATCTCTGAAGCGGGCATGAGATCTTATTTTAGAGATTTGTTTCATAGCACTTTTGATCAGCAAAAAGTAGGAGGTTTTGATCCTTACATGAACGAATATGTATTATCCTCCAATAGCAATCGATTACCTTTTGTTGGTGAATGTGATTTATGTGGAACTAGTAGAGATATACAATTACAACCAAACACTCCATTTACATTTTGTGTTAATGTAACTCAAGAAGTAGGTACTGTTAATATAGATTATGTTTTACCAAGTGGCGGAAATAACAATATAGTTACTGAAGATGGTACGGGTACAACAAATGAAATAATGCACACAGAGGTTAATTCAGCAGCTCCAAGTGGATCTGATATTGTTACTGAGGATGCAACATCCAATAATTCATATACCATCACAGTTTTGTATAATGGTAACAGCTTTACAACTGGTGCAGTTACTGCAAGCGGTACTTTACAAATCGACAAAAATTCAGTTTATGCTGATATAGTTGCTATAACCGTTTCATCAAATGCAATTACTACTGATAGCGTAGAGATTACAACATTTTGTCCTGAACCAGATCAAATAACTATAACACAAGTATCAATAACAAGTAATGCAGAAAGAGGTTTATTTATACATAATGAGTATAGATGGAAAGACGGATTGTTTGAATCACCTTTACATTCTGAGTTAGTCGAGTTTAACAACGGCACTCAGTATCCTTTATTATCTCAATATGTGGAGCTCACGGGTTCTCAGGGTGCTGGAGTTATACCAGATGATGGAGCAGAGGTTACTATAATTAGCAACAAAATTGACTTTGATGATTTTGAATTTGATTATAATACTAATAATTTTAGATATCTAAGAACTGCTACTTATTATGGTAAGACTACAACCGATTTAGCAGCTTTATTAGCTGCGGCAACTAAAGCTACACCAATAAATACGAGATTTGCCCCACAGTTTTCAGCACAATTTACTATGCCTGCTGGAACTGCAACAGAAAAATTTTTATATCTAATTTGGGATTATAGAAAGTCTACAAGAATACAAGCTTGTTATTCAAGTGTATCAAGCACAGATGCGTGTTGCACATGTGCAGTTGAACCAACTCCAACAGCTACACTTACGCCAACAGCAACACCGTATCAGTGTTATAAATATGAGTTAGAGATGCCTGGTACTTGCGCTGCATATGCAATTATACCGGTTTTCAATACTACTTCTGTAGTTTCCTATACTGACTGTCAAGGGTCGTTAGTAAATGTTAGTGTCGATTACCCAGAAATACTAGACGTATACGCTCAAACAGGTACTGTTTCTGCAACGGCAGGTGCAACTATACAACTTTTAACGGCAAATGTTGGAGGTAGTGTAGGTACCTTCTTTTGGACTGGATGTGATGGAACGCCTATTACTGAGACTGTTCAACCTGGTGCATCTAATAAAATTACAAGATGCGCAATAGATACACCGCAACAGCCGGTAGGTCAATCTGGAACTATAACACAAATTTCAACATGTGGACTTGTATTTTATAAAGCGCAAATGTGTGGCACAAACACGGATGTATTTTTGCAGGGTCAGTCAAGTATTGGTACATTTAATTTAGGTGATGTTGTACAATTTACACCTATAAATACAGATTCAATTACAACGGGTAATCCTACTGAAACACTTTGTGCTACAATAAGCACTGTAGGAATTGGAAACGGACAAGATGGTGTAATTAATTTACAAGCGTCTGGATGTGGCGACCAAACAAATTGTCCCCAACCAGTTACAGTGTACAAATGGAGATTTAATTTCATAAGACAAGACGGAGGTAGTGTGACGCCATTGACTTGTCAAACACGAGAATTTTGCCAGGATTTTGTTTATACAACTGCATCTAGTTTTAGCACAACAACCCCTGGATTCACCAGATTTTATCTAGATATTAATTTAACTATCCCATTTGTAGGTGCTAATAAATATTATGCAGCTAGAGTCCCAGCAGCAGGTGAAACCATAGCTACTGTAGGATTTTCAGAAGGCAAATTGCAGATGGATTCTAATGGTTTCGTAACCGAACTTATAATATGTTAAATTTGTAATATGGGAGCAGCTGCAACGTTTTATATAGACAATCCTAGTTTTGAAAAAGCAACAACTGTTTTTTCAGACGCAGCTTTGACTACGTGTGCACCAAATGGTTTTTATCAGATGGGGGGTATTGTAAGAGAGCAGGTAGACTGTGTGGCTGGTTTGGGAGGTCGACTTTTACCTGCAGAAGACTGCCCTTCCTGTGGAGCACCTCCAACAACTGCGCCTCCTTTACCAACGCCAGCGCCTCAAACAACGCCGCCTATAACGCAACCTCCTCCAGATCCTTTATATTACAAGCTTATATCTTGTCCTACAACATCATCAGGTGGAGGTGGAACATTAAAATATACTGACATAACACCAAGCACCTCTTCGGCAAATCAAAGGTATCAAGACAGCACGCAAGACCCAGCCATATTTTATACATATGATGGTAGCGCTGGTATTTCCAATCCACCACCAAATACAATTGACAGAAATATACAAATAGTCCCTGGAGTATTTAATTGTCCTACGTTACTTCCTGTATACAATTTTTATAATGCCATATTATGTAATAACGTAGACTCAATTATAGTGAGATCACCAGAGGGGACAACCTTTGTAGCTGGACAAGTTGTGAAAGTTATAGGATCTACACTATGTTATGAAATTAGGACTATAGCGGCACAAACATCCATATATCGAGATTATGACACTAGTATTCCTCCTTATCCTAACTGCGAGGCATGTGATCCAACTCCTTTAGAGCCAAACGGTTTTCGTATTACAAAACCTGGTGCGCCAGACAACGAAGTGCTTCAAGACACTAACAACCCTAGAAGTCAAGGAGAGCGAATATTGACAAGTTTTGATTTACAAGATTGTTGGACACTTCAAGAGCCAATCATAACTGTAACTGCTAATTTTATAAGAGATGATTGTCCTCCCGATTTACAGTGTACACTTACTATTTTGTATGGCGGACCAAGTGGTGGTACGTTTAGCGCTACAGAATGTAATGGAACGCCTTTGAACACAATAGCTCTTTCTCCGAATGAAGAACGAAG